AATCTCCAAGATCAAACTTATCCAGCATCTCGTAGTTGGTGATAGTGATAGCGTGCTTGATCTGATCGGGGTTACGCGCATAGCCGATGTCGATATTCAACAATTGCTTACTGAGTTCTACGGTCTGCTGAGCCACTGCCAAAGGAGCCACGATCAATACCTGGCCATCGGTATGTTGAGTGACACGATGCGCCCATTCCGCTCCCATCGGAGTTTTACCATTACCAGTATCACCAAAGATCGCGGCACGACCACGACGCAAAGCCCATTGAGTGACGACTGCTTGATAATCGAAAAGTGCCGGATTCAAATTCGATAGATCAATGTCGAACCCTGCAGGTATCGCTCGAATAGTTTTTTCTTGTATGAATTGCTCATAGTTCATGCTGATTCTTTCTCGGTTTGTATCCGCTCTAGTTCTTCTCTAACACGGATGGTTTGGATTAAATCTACAGCTTCAGATATGCGAAGATGCAAGCAATGCGAATGCAACACATCCAAGCAAGCGCGACATGCCTTTGTATCTTCAATAAAAACAGGCATGTGATATCTGATCTTGTTAGAAATACGGCGCAATGGGCCTGTATCAATCGGGATATTTTTCCGCTCGCTCAATAATTCAAAGCATTCAGAAATCCCATCCAGAGCTACACAGGTATCGTAATAACAGCCGTCAATGACATCTTTGAATATCGGCTGCCCATCCGCAGAAATATCCATCGTCCCGTCATTCTCAAGTTGGTCAAGAATTGCAATGACTGGCTGGAAAACGCTACGCATACGCCAGGGTTGAGTTTTCATAAGGGCATCGTTCGGATTGCGCGGCCGATGTTTCTTATTGCGTGGTTTGTTCATGGTTTTGCTTCTGTTTTGAATGAACGATATCAGCCACCTTTTCCGGCAGCATGAAAAACAACTCACTGGTAAGGCGCAATGCATCGGCATGGTCGAGCCGCAGCACATGCCGATAATTCAGATACTCGCGCACGACGATTTCTTGGCGCACGATCACTTGCACACCTCTTGGAAATAGTCATACAGCTTCTGCACTGTGCTATTGAGTGGATCAACATTCTTGCCGCTGATAATCTCGCTCAGTGTTGATTTTCGGATGCCAGTTTGCCGCCATACCTCAGCCTTGTTAAAGGCATCGCTGCGCAATTTACGCTGCACATACTGAAACATTGTTTCTTCATTTTCCATCAACTTCCCTCCTTTTAAATAGTTCGTTGCGTATTGCAGTATATTCTCTATTTTTCGCAAGTACAATCATTTTTGTTCGGAATGCCGTTAAAAAAGATTTGACTAGAACATTCTTTTGATCTAACATTCGAAGCATCAGCAGAGCAGCATTTCTAGATTAGATCGGCGTCATATTTGAACCATACGACTCATTGCTAGAAACTCTGCTGATACTCCGAGCCGTACCGTCGATGCTTCAGCCGTATAGTCCGGTGGAAAGATAAGGCCGAAAGCTGAATCGCCAGAACTCGGGGAACTGGCACCTAATTAAAATATTGAGAACCAAGGAAAATCATGCTCGCATATCACAACGACCCATCAGTAAAGGCCAAGTACATCGCCCGTTTCAAGGCCCACATGGAAGCGGATGAAGTAATACAAGGAACAGGATTCGAGAACGGTAAAGGCTGCTTTGTCGGCTGCACACTTGACCGTTATGACCATTCGGCATTTCCCAATGAACTCGGCTGGCCGGAATGGCTTGCCAGATTAGCTGACACTCTCTTTGAAGCCTGCAAAGATCGCAAGGAAGGTGCGGCGTTCGGATTGCAACTGCTTGAAATGGTTAAAGAAGGCGTTGATTTGGAACCTGTGCGCTGGAAGTTGGCAATTTGGAGGCATGAAAAAGATTTGACGCGCTTGGATGGAAATAACGAGCCGTATGCTGAGCAATGCCGTGCGGCTATTCGTCAAGTTATCAATTATTGTCAATCTCAAATAATTGGCGACAGTGCGGAGTCGGCGAGGTCGGCGGCGGCGGCGGCGTCGGCGTCGGCGGCGGAGTCGGCGAGGTCGGCGGCGTGGTCGGCGTCGAGGTCGGCGGCGGCGGCGGCGTCGGCGTCGGCGGCGGAGTCGGCGAGGTCGGCGGCGGCGGCGTGGTCGGCGTCGAGGTCGGCGGCGGCGGCGTCGGCGTCGGCGGCGGAGTCGGCGAGGTCGGCGGCGGCGGCGTCGGCGTCGGCGGCGGAGTCGGCGAGGTCGGCGGCGGAGTCGGCGGCGTGGTCGGCGGCGTGGTCGGCGTCGAGGTCGGCGCATTACGATCACATGAAACAAGAGCGCGAAATGCTTTTGCAAATTATTGGGGAATTATGATGACCGCAAAACAGAAATGGATTGAGGAAAATCTCAAGCCTGGTGAGCACTACGCTGGGATCATCTTGGGCCAGCCAGGTGAACAGGATTATCACTTGGTCGTGCTGGCCGACGAGCCGGTCAGCTGCATCAACTGGCAAACCGCCATGGACTGGGCCAAGTCGATCGGCGGAGAACTGCCCAGCCGCCGCGAGCAGCGCGTCTTGTTCGCCAACGCGAAGGAGGCCTTTAGCGACACCTGGTACTGGTCCGGCGAGCAGGGCGCCGTGTACGCCGACTATGCATGGTACCAGGGCTTCCTCGATGGCCTCCAGAGCTACACCCGCAAGAGCTACGAGGGTCGCGCGCGGGCCGTCCGAAGGATTTATTTGTAGGTTGTCTAGGCATTGAAATTGAGCAAATAACCAAAGAAACTACCGAGGAAAAACATGAGCATCAAAGAAAAAACCACAAATGACGATACCCAACGCGGCCTGTATCACAAGTTCAACGTCAACCGTACAGACGGCAAGGACGCGCCCGGCGGCACGCACGAAGGCGATGAGTATTTCGTCCTGAACCTGACCAAGGACAAATACGCCTTGCGTGCACTCCGCGTCTACGCGACGGCTTGTCAGGTCGAATATCCAGCACTCGCGGCTGACCTGTTCGCAAAATGTCGCATTGGCCAGATTGACGAGTTCGTGACCGTGCCAGAAACCACGTTGCCGAACGGCCTGGTAGTTCCGTCTTTTCAGGTCGGCAAATACCTGTCCTGCAAGGATGAGGACGGAAAGCTGACCATCAACCCGACGGACACGCCCTGGACGGAGATCAACTACCACGACGCGCGCGCCGCAGCGGCAGACGCCGGTTACAAGCTGATCACTGAGACTCAGGCGCTGGCGCTGGCCTACAACATTGCCACCCAGGACGCCAATTGGACCGGCGGGAAGGTCGGCGAAGGCAAGCTGTTTCAAGGCCTACGCGAGGGTGATTGCGACGAAGCGCAGCCTGGCGAGTTCGTACCCGACAACCAGGACGAGCGCCGCATGTTCATGCTGTCGAATGGCGAATTCATCTGCGACGCCGCCGGCAACGCCTTCTCGTGGGTCTTCGACGATGTCCAGGGCGACGAAAACGGCATCATCGCACGCCCATTCACTGCCGATTCGCCTTCCGTCTCTACATCGCCCTATGGCTCCATGGAGAAAGGCGCAGGCTGGCAACCGTCGAAGACCAGCGATTGGTCCGGCCGTGCGCTCATCCGGGGCGGCTGCTGGGACTCGTACGGCGATGTCGGCGTCTTCCGTCTCGTCTACGGCTGGCCCATCGGCGTGCGCGGCGACATCGGCTTCCGCTGCACCAAATAGCGCGGAATTCTGGGAACTGGTCACAGATCACGGCATAGCTGTGACTCTCTCAATACGGAGAAAAGAATGAAGAAACATTCAAACTGGATTCCGCTCGATGCGGCTGAAATCTATGCAGAGGGTTCTAATGCGCATAATGCAAATATTTTTCTTCGAAATAATCCCTATGAAATAGGCAGCATGCAATGGATATATTGGGCGCAAGGATGGATTCACGCAAAGATGCTGATGCAAGAAACATAATTTATACCCCCTTGCGTATCTGATTCTGTTGGTCTATAGTTCTAATCGTTGATGTGGCAGCTTCAGCGAAAACAGAGCCGATTTCGGTTTCTGTGTTTGATTAGGGGCGAGTCCCCCTGGCTGCCACCAGTTCAAGCACAGAATCCCAAATCGGCTTTTTTATTTGGTTGTGCCACATCAACCGCACTCCTAGCGTTATTAAGTGGCGGCTGCCAGCGAGGAAGAATAGGCCGATACAAATCGCCTGCGAGATTTGACTGGGCGGCAGTGCAAAGCAGCATAAGCTTTGGAGAACATGGCGTAAAAAGATGACGGCGAAAGCTGACGGGAAGATTGGCCTACTTTACAGGCAGCCATGGTTACGTGATTTGTATGACAATGCCTCGGATAGAAAGAATGACAGGGATCATCTTGACGCCCAGTCAAAGATAGCATCACAAGAAAAATAAACATAAAAGCACTTGAATTAACTCCGTGAGAATGCTATTCTGTTTTTACAGATGGTAACTTGATTATCTCATAGGGAAAAATGGATACAGAAAATAAACTTAGCAGACATGAACTCACGCACGAGCAAGGCGTTAAATTGCTTGAAGCCTTCCGCGAGTTCATGGGAGGTCATCTAGTGACAAGTGACGCTTTGATGGCGCGTACTTTAGGCGTTAAGCCTCCTGCAATCAGTCGCATTCGTTGCAATCATCTGAATATGAACGCCAGTATTCAACTGTCCATTTTGAAAGTCACAGGATGGACAGCGGCAGAGATGGCTGCAAAGCATGGCGAACCTGAGACAGTGCAGTAATTATGAAACTTGCCATCTTCAATTTCTTGGTTGTGATCGCTGTGTGTACATTCATTGCGCATTTCAGTGAGTCACATCCTAAGAGGTTGAAGATGCGCCCAGTTCAGCATCACCAGATTCAAAAGCCCAAAGAAACTCCAGATCAACAAAAGATGCGCGAACTGATCAAAGAAGGCGAGCGCTTGACCGGCATGAAAGGTAATTCATGAAGCAGCATCTTCGCCATATGCGGCAACTTCTGAGCGCACGCTTGACGATCAAGTATGCGAATTGGCGCACTGAACAGAAAATGAAGCGCTTGAATCGTCCGCATGTGCAATCTGATTTCCAGCTGGGTGATTCGATAGAAAAAATGCCTTGGAAAGATATTGCCTACGGGATTGGCGTAGCGATTCTTTTCATCTTGGTTCTGTACATCGAGAAGAATTATAAATAAGCCTTAACCCATAATCCGAGAGATTCAAACAAATGAGTAATGCTCTTTCCATCATCACTGATGATATCTACGCGTTGAAAGATAATTTTCAGGCGGCTCTTTCTAATCGGTCTTTGAGCTTTGAGCGTGAAGCTGGTTTTGCTATTCAGGCGATTAGTAAGAATGATTACACACTGGGGATAGCTTCCAAGAATCGCCAATCTGTAGTAAATGCTGTTACCAATATAGCTGCCATTGGCATTAGCCTTAATCCAGCCCGTAAGCAAGCTTATCTAGTTCCGCGCAAGAATGAAATTTGCCTGGATATCAGTTATATGGGCCTGCTGGATATCGCTATCGAAAGCGGCTCCATCAAATGGGGACAATGCAAGATCGTTCGTGAAAATGATCGTTTCGAACTGAACCGCCTGGATGAATTGCCTACGCATACGCACAATCCATTCGGCAAAGATCGCGGCTCTATTGTAGGCGTCTATATCGTTGTGAAGACGGCTGATGGCGATTATCTGACTCATACAATGGAGATTGAAAAAGTCTATGACATCCGTGATCGTTCGGAGTCTTGGAAGGCTTATCTTTCCAAGAAAGTTACATCTCCATGGGTAACTGATGAAGAAGAAATGATCCGAAAAACTTGCGTCAAGCAGGCTTATAAATATTGGCCTAAGACCGAGAGACTGGACAGTGCCATCCATTATCTGAATACAGAAGGCCATGAAGGCTTGCAGGATATCAACCAATCGCCAGAAAAACCTGCTGATTGGATTGATGTGATGCCTTTGATTATCGAGGCAAAGAGAACATCTACAGATGCTGATGCTTTGGCATATTGGAAAGCGAACAATGGCCGCTTGGCAAAGCAGCCTGATGACCATGCGAAACTGAAGAATGCAATTTCTGCGCATCGCCAGTCTTTACGCGATGCAGAGGCGTCTCAAGTAGTTGATGCTGAAGTCAAAGAAGTGAAGAAAGAATCCAAGAAAGAATCAACAGAATCTCCAGATGCAGATTTTGTGGCCGGCCTAGATGCTGGTAATGGCGACTACATTCCGCAATAGGAGGCATCATGCGATTTATTGAATGTCTACAAGGTAGCGAACTGTGGCTTTCATCTCGTGCTGGCCTTTGCACAGCATCGCGTTTTGAAGATGCCATAAGCGTTCTGAGTCGTGCAAGCGGTGCAAAGAAAGCTGGTGATCCCACTGCTGTATCTGACCGGTATGCGGCTGATTTAGCAATCGAACAGATAAGCGGTAAGCCTCACGGAGAACCTCCTAAATCATGGATTCTTGATCGCGGCCATGAGATGGAAAAGGCAGCTCGGCGTTTGTACGAAGCTCGCACAGGCTACTTTGTTACTGAAGCTGGCCTTTGTGTTGACGATGATGGCTTCGGATATTCGAGTGATGGACTTGTAGAAGAAGATGGGCTTTTGGAAATTAAAAGCCCTATTGATTCTACCAAGATTATTGAAATGTTCCAGACAGGCGACGTTTCAGAGTACATCGCTCAATGCATGGGCGGACTTTGGATCACTGGCCGGAAATGGATTGATTTCATCTACTACGTTCCTGATCTTGAAAAGGTCGGCAATGACTTGCACATCAAACGAATCCATCGGGATGATGCGTTCATAGATGACATGGTAATAAAACTGGCTTTATTTATGAGCCGCGTCCAGAAATACAAAGAAATTTTATCAAATACCGAGAGAAAGTAATCATGACAATAGAAATCTTAGATGCCGAATCGAAAGGCATTGCCGCATATAAACCGTTCTATGCTCAGTTGGAAGAACTGAAGAAGGACAATGCCTCACTGGTATTCGCCTATGAGACTCCAAAAGGCAATAAAGAAGCGCGCAGCCATATCTTCAAATTACGCCAGTCCAAAGCAGCATTAGAGAAAGCGCGTAAAGAAGAAAAAGCGGAATCTCTCGCCTATGGCAAGCGTGTCGATTCTGAAGCTCAAATTATCTCTGCTGAGATCGAGTCGATGATTCAAGTTCATCAAGTAAAGATTGATGAAATTGAAGAACGCGAAAAATCCCGAATTGATGGTATTACCTCACGGATTGAATCGATGCGCCGGCATGGTGACATGGATGAGAAATCGCACGAATTCGCAGAAAGTCTCAAATCTCTGATGGCGATTGCGATTGATGAATCTTTCCAAGAATTCGCTAACCAGGCTGCACAAGTCAAAGATGCTCGCTTGATTGAACTACGAGATAAACATGACAAAGCTGTAAAGGCAGAAGCTGAGGCTGCTGAATTGCTGAGATTGCGCCAGGAAGCAGAAGAACGCGCAAAGAAAGATCGTGAAGATGCTATTGCTAAGGCTGCAGAAGAAAAAGCAAAGCGTGAAGCTGAAATGTACTTGGCAAAGAAAGAAGCCGAAGCAAAGCAAGCTATTGCCGATGCTGAAGTTGCAGCAAAAACAGAACGTGAAGCAGCAGAGCGACGAGAACTAGCATTGAAGCTTGAGGCTGAAAATGCAGAGCGCCGTATCCTGGAAGAACGGGAACGCGCAGAGAAAGCAGCAAAAGAAGCATCTGAACGTGCAGAACGTGAAAAACAAGAAGCCATCAAACGCGAACATACTCGCATTGCTGCTGAAAAGAAAGCTGAAGAAGAAGCTACTGCTAAACGCGAAGCGAACAAGAAGCATCGAGCCAAGATCAATAATGAAGCTTTGGCTGGATTCACTGAAGGTGGATTCACAGAAGAACAGGCAAAATTGGCTGTGTCTTTGATCGCTCAAGGCAAAATCAAGAACGTAGCAATTAGTTACTAATCCAACGTAATATCAATCAAGGGGAAATAAATGAATATCAATGATCTGACTATCGGTCAAGTTAAGCAGCTGACAGCAATGCTCAGACCATTTGACGATGTAGTGAATGCTGAACTACATCCAATGGTCGGTAAGTACTGTATTGCTCGCTGCTATGCGGCCGGTGTGCATGCGGGCATCGTGCAAAGCGTGGATGGTGAAAATGTTATCTTGTGTGATTCGCGTCGCTTGTGGTCATGGAAGGCAGCAGACGGAGTGGCGTTATCAGGT